GCTCTCGCTGATCTTCACAATGGCTTTAGTCCCGTGGATGACGTTTTCGCCAGTCTCAAGAAGCTGGGCCTTAATCGCATCGCGCTTCTTGGTCAGTTCCTTGATCTGGGCGTCAAGGGCGGCGTAGTCGTCAGCGAGGGTGGAGAGGTTGGACATGGTGGGCTCCTGTTAGTGAGTGCGTTGTTGATGAGTGCAGAATACCCGAAATAATTTCGGGGTCAACAGGTAATTCGCATATTCGCCGCGATTTTGCGAATTATTTGGCGAATTATTTTTGGGCGTTTTAAACATTTTGGGGCATATTTTTGTGGCTTCTTGCGCCTGTCACTATCCTCGCTTATCCTTGGTCATGGAATTGGAAGCGAAAATCGCACTCGCGCTCTGCGGATATGGTCTCCCCGGCGAGCCATGCGAAAGCCCGTGCGAGTTTTGCTTAGGTCAAGCAGACGAAGTTATGAAGGTGATACATGACGAAAAAGAAAGCGCCAGAGGATCTGTTGAAAGTCGGAAGGCCGTCGCTCTACAAGCCTGAGTATTGTGAGCGCGTGATTGAGCTAGGTAAAGAAGGCTGCTCGCCAGCCGAGATTGCGTCCGATTTGGACGTAGATCGCACGACTCTGTTGAATTGGGCGGATGCTCACCCAGAATTTCTCACAGCTCTAACGCGCGCGAAGATCCACGAGCAGGCTTGGTTCGAAAAGGCCGGGAAAGCCGGGATGTTCGCGGACAAGTTCAACGCAACGGTTTGGGCGAAGTCCGTTTCGGCGCGGTTCAGGGATGATTATGCCGAAAGGCGCGAGGTCACAGGCGCGAACGGCGGCCCGATCCAGCAGGCTGTTACCGTCAAGGCTCTGGACGTGTCCCAACTTGATGATGATCAGCTAGACGCGCTTGAGGCTGCGCTGGTGGCGTCCATTGGGAAAAATTGATCTCCCTCGCGACATCGACGCAGGTTCGACGCTCCTGAACATCGAGAAGCGCCGCTGCGAACTGTCGCTGGCCCAGTTTATCAAGCGCGCTTGGCACGTTGTCGAGCCGGGCCAGCCATACGTGCATAATTTTCACATCGACATGATCTGCGCACATCTTGAGGCGATCACAGACGGCCATGTGCTTGACGATGGGACTCCATACAATCGGCTCCTGATCAACGTGCCGCCCGGCACCATGAAGTCGATGATCACGAACATCTTCTGGCCCTCATGGGAGTGGGGGCCGCGCAACATGCCGCACCTGCGCTACATCTGCGCTGCGCACCAGCAGGGCCTCGCCATTCGCGACTCGACCAAGATGCGCCGCCTTGTCACTTCAGACTGGTATCAAAAACACTGGGGCGACCGGGTTATCCTGACTGGCGATCAGAACGCCAAGACCAAGTTCGAAAACACCGCCACCGGTTTCCGCGAGGCGCTGGCGGCAGGCTCTATCACTGGCTCGCGTGGCGACCGCGTGCTGATCGACGATCCGCACTCAGTCGAGTCGGCGAACTCGGACGCCATGCGCGCCAGCACCCTCGAATGGTTCACCGAAGCCGTGCCGACCCGCCTGAACAATCCCAAGACCTCCGCAATCGTCGTCATCATGCAGCGCCTGCACGAAGAGGACGTTTCGGGCGTCATCCTTGAGCGCAAGGGCTTTCAAGGTGTCTATGACCACATCTGCCTACCCATGCGGTACGAGACATGGCGAGCGGATGTCGCGACGAAGCTGGGCTATGTCGATCCGCGAGAAGAGGAAGGCGAGCTTCTATTCCCGCAGCGGTTCCCGCCTGAAGTGGTGGACCGCGACGAGGCCGCAATGGGGCCATACGCTGTCGCCTCCCAGCACCAGCAGGTGCCGACGCCCCGAGGCGGCAATGTCATCAAAGATCAGTGGTGGCAGCTTTGGGAACAGTCGCACTTTCCGCACTGTGACTTCGTGGTAGCATCCGTTGACACCGCTTACAGCACCAAAGCCGAAGAGAAGGGCGACTTCAGCGCCATGACCATCTGGGGCGTCTTTAGCGGCGACCCGCAGGCCCATTCGACGCTCGACGTTGACCGATACGGCAACAAAATCGAAAGCTACGTTAACTCGTACTTCCCATCAGCCCTTGAAGCCGTGCCTCGCGTCATCCTCATGCGGGCTTGGGCCGAGCGCCTTGAGCTTCACGAACTAGTCCAGAAGATTGCCAAGGACTGCCGCGAACTCAAGGTGGACCGGCTGTTGATCGAGAACAAAGCGGCTGGCCATAGCGTGGCGCAGGAAATCCGCCGCCTGTTCTCCCACGACCCGTGGTCCGTTCAGATGTATGACCCGAGGTCCATCGACAAGCTTGGCAGGCTTTACAGCGTTCAACATTTGTTCGCTGAGGGTATGGTCTATGCGCCCAATACAGTTTGGGCGGAAAAAGTTATTCGCGAGGTTTCGTCGTTTCCAAGAGGGAAGCATGATGACCTTTGCTTAGTCGGCGAAACGATGGTCTTGATGGCCGATGGCACTGAGCAACGCATAGACACCATTAAGGTCGGAGATATGGTGGCGACACCAACCGGGCCGTGTCGTGTATCAGCGTCAAGCTTGACAGGTGTGCGGCCAATTTGGCGGCTTGAGCATTCCGCGGGTTATTTGGAAGGGACTGAAAATCATCCGGTTTGGGCTAATGGGAAATGGACCGAGCTTGCATCACTGTGTCCATATGATACACTACTGACATCGTATCCAAACGAAAGCAGTGCATCATGGCTTTCCCGCGCAAAGATGGCGTCGTTGTCGAAACAGTGGTCTTCAATGGCTACATTTATCGGCGATACCCTAACTCGCCCAATCCGGCGCATCGGCGCTACTATGGCAGAGCAGGCCATAGGCTTCATAGGGATGTTTGGGAGTTTCATAACGGGCCAATCCCTAAAGGGCATCAAATCCACCACATTGATGGCGACACAGCAAACAATGACATTTCAAACCTTGAATGCTTGTCCTTCAAAGATCATCGAGCCGAGCACAACGAAGATTACGTTAAGCGGGGCAAATCAGAAAAGCAGATTGCCCATTTGGCAAAAGCTCAAGAACGAGCAAAAGAATGGCACAGAAGCGAGGCTGGGCGAGAATGGCATCGACAAAACGCATACAAATCAATTCGTGATCCGAATGCGCCAAAACCGTATAGCAAGAGCCATTACACGGGCTCTTGCCAATGGTGCGGGTCTGTTTTTGAAGCTAAGAGCCCTAAAAAGCTTATGTGTTCGACTGGTTGTGTCGAAAAGAAATCCAAATATGAGCGCGGTAAGATCAGTAAAGTTCACCCATATTATGCGTCCCGTTTACAACATGACGGTTGACGGAGAACATTGTTATTACGCAAATGGCGTCCTAACGCATAACTGCGACACGGTATCTATGGCTCTGCGACACTTACGAGATCTTGGCCTTCTGACCCGCTCCCCCGAGCGAATGGCGGAAATTCACGAAAGCAAAACGCAATATGGCAAACCACCGGCCCCCCTCTACGATGTCTGACCAACGCGTCATGTGCCGCGCTATGGTAGATAAAGTTGATGAAAATCAATGGGTTGTCGAGGTCTGGGGCCTCGCTCCGCATGATTATACCCGTCGCTATGAAATCGCGGCAAAATCCGATACACTAGCGGCGCAGGAGGGCATCCGGCGCTTTGTAGCGGAAATGGAAGCTCGCAGGGAAGTCTGACCATGCCCATGACGCCGGGACTCGTGCCGAACATCCGCCAGCCAATGCCTGAAGAGGCGCCCGCTATTCAGGTCGAGATGATCGAGGATGGCGATAGCCCCGTCATGGACCAGAAGGGCAATGTCCTTGAAATCGAACACGGCGACGGCTCCATTTCGATCAGCCTTGATGGCCGTCCGTTAGACGAGGCCGAGCCCGCTGGTCCGAAAGATTGGTTCGATAACCTCGTTGACGATATCGACCAGATGGAGCTTTACCGTATCAGCGATGAGCTTCTGCGCGGTGTCCGGGAAGATATCGAGAGCCGCAAGGAATGGATCGAAAACCGGGCGACCGGCATCAAGCTGATGGGGCTCAAGCTGGAAATCCCCGGCTTGCAGGGTGCCGCCGATGGAGCCCCCATCGAAGGCATGTCAAAAGTTCGACATCCGCTTCTTCTTGAGGCGGTCCTGCGCTTTCAAGCGAACGCGCGTTCTGAACTGCTGCCGACCGATGGGCCGGTGAAGATTCGAGACGACGACAACAATGCTACCTTCCAAGAAGATCAACTCGCTACGGCGCTTGAGACTGATCTGAACCATTTCTTGACGACCACGGCGACCGAATACTATCCCGATACCGACCGCATGCTGCTCATGCTGGGGTTCGGCGGGACCGCGTTTAAGAAGGTCTACTACTGCCCGTTACGCAATCGTCCCGTGTCCGAAACGGTTGACGCTGATGACCTGATCGTCAACAACGCCGCTACCGATCTGCGCAACGCCAAGCGGATCACGCACCGCACCATGATGCGCCCCAGCATCGTCAAGCGCCTGCAAATTCTTGGCGTCTACAAGGACGTTGATCTCTCAACGGCCCGCCTGCCGACTCTCGACAGCGTACAGCGCGAGAAGAACGCCCAGCAGGGCATCGCCCTCTCGGCGTCTGGCAACCCGGATGATCGTGATCGCGAGATATACGAAATCTACTGCGAACTGGACATCAAGGGTTTCGAACACAAGTACAAGGGCAAGGTGAGCGGCCTTGAGATACCCTATCGCGTCACCATCGACACCTCGTCCAAGCAGATCCTGAGCATCGTTCGCAACTATGACGAAGACGATCAGGAGCTACCCGAGGCGCGTATTAACTTCGTCAAATACAGCTTTGTTCCGGGCTTGGGCTTCTATGACATCGGCCTTCTTCATATCCTTGGCAACACGACCAATGCTATCACTGCTGCGTGGCGCGAGTTGCTTGACGCTGGCATGTACAGCAACTTTCCCGGCTTCCTCATGGCCGACACTGGCGCGCGTCAGAACACGACTATCTCTCGCGTTCCTCCGGGCGGAGGCGCGCTTGTTAAAAC